CAGTACTTGTGTGTTCTCCACATAATTTGCCCTCCATGTAGGCGTTGTATGAGTCTTCTTCTTTACCAGGTTTTAATTGATATGTTTCTTTACCTGATTTAAAGTTTTCCCATTGTTTACGTTTTATTGTTTGTTCTAGGCAGTATTCATAAAATGCCTCTTGTTGTGCGCTATTCTGTTCTTCTTGTTTCCAATCTGCCCATAGCGATTTAAGTTTACCCATATGTACCTCTGGTTTATTTTAATTAAGAAATCTTGGCCAGTTTAAAGTCGCGTGGCCATTGACTGTTAGATTAGTATCTGTGGGGATTGATGATTAGTTTTCGGAGTGTTTTAGACCTTTTGCGTAAAGTCCGTATTACTATTACTTGCAGATAGAATGCTGTGAGATACAGAGGGATTCCTATTGCTATGTAAAGTATACTCCAAAGTATGTTGGTAGGTAAAAGTATTATCCATAATGCTATGGTTGATGAAAGCATAAACAGTTTAATTAGTGGCTGTACCATTGATAGCCTCCTTTGCTGTGTCTTTTGCCATCATCATAGATTTTGGCTGTTTTAAGGCATTAATTATCGGTATTGATGTGATAGTACCAATACTGTTAAGATAGTGCCTAAATTCTATTGTTTTGCCTAAATATTGTATGTTTGCCATTACCAATACTCCTTATGTTATTTTATATTATGTGTACTAAAAGACTATAGATTGACGCTCTATTGTCCTGGGACTTAAAAAGGGTAGACGCTAGTCCACCCCTTTTACGGCTTTAGCCGAAGTTCAGATTACTACGGAACTTTGGACGCATTGGTTCATACTTTACCCCAATAGTTAAGATAGTAGTATCATCTTCAAGGGTTTGTTCCAATGGTTTAGGGAATTGATACTTCTTCTCGTATTTCATACCCTCTACAACTTGTAACTTCTCGTGTTCAGCACACATAGCCTTTAAGTTGTCAACAGATAGTACGTTAGGTATTGCTTTACCCTCTTCCATTACAAAGTTGACAACGATAGTGTCACGGTACTGAACTTTACCGTCTATAAGTTGTGGTTTCCATTTATCTACAATTTTACCATTTTCTACTTCTTGTGACTTAACGTCTTTAGTTTCATTCTTATAGTTAAATGGTATACAGTATTTATTAGTATTTGACATGATTATGTCTCCTATGTTAGTTATTAGTTAAATAATCAGGGCAAACGAGCCCAGCCGAGCAGGGGCGAACGAACGACAGTGAGTGTCAACCTACCCCAGGACCGTGCGGAAATTCAACCTGGTGAGCAACGCGAACCGTGAATTTCAACGGGGTCGGGGTAGTGTATATCACGTACTCAGATTCTAGGGCAATTTTTTACAAATGCACTTTTCAACGTAAATACGGCCTTTCTAGCAAGGATCAGTAGAAAAAGGTAACGTAGGTACCATCCAGATATATTTTAATCTGTAAAGGCTAATATTGCTTGTTTTAAAGATTTCGCTTGTAGTATTACATTATAACGTACTATATTACGTATATATTCCCGCGGTCGTATCTAGTATTACACTGTAGTTTACTACTGACACGAACTGAACAATCTACTGTAATTTACATTTATCAATATATTTTCGGAGTACAGTATGTCAAAGTATAAAGCATTAACAACAGATAGTATAGGCGCTAAGTACAACAGTACTGTAAGTGTTGATAATAACAGAACATATCCAAAGGAGAGCAAAAATGCCGTCAGGAAAAGGAACATACGGAAGTAAAAAGGGAAGACCTAAGAAGAAAAAGACAGTTAAGAAAAAGAAGAAATAATGCCAAGATTCGGAAAAAGATCAAAAAATAACTTAGGAAGCTGTGATGAAAGATTACAGAAAGTGTTTAACGAAGTAATTAAACATGTTGATTGCAGCGTAATAGAGGGGCATAGAAGTGCTGAAAGACAAAATAAATTATTTGAAGAAGGCAAAACCAAAGTACAATACCCAAATGGTCGTCACAACTCTAGTCCTAGTAGGGCTTGTGATGTGGTCCCTTATCCTATCGATTGGTCTGATAGAGAGCGTTTCCATCTTTTTGCAGGTTTTGTGCTCGGAATAGCAAAGTCTATGGGTATAAACCTAAGATGGGGAGGAGATTGGGATCAGGATTGGTATGTACACGATAATAGATTCGACGATTTTCCTCATTTTGAGCTAAAAGATAAGTGATAGAGCTGTTTGCATATGCTATAATAACAATAATAGCAATATTCGTAGCAATTGTCTTCTACGCTGCCAACTTTTGGACATTTGATCTAAAAGGAGCAGAGCTTAAAGAGGAAGATATACTATAAAATGTACGAAATCAGTATTAAACATAAAAAAGTGGGTAAAACAACCTACAATATCTACACAAAAGACGAAGCGGACAAACAGGGAGTAGAATATAGATACTGGAAAGAAGCAGAAATCGGAGAGTATGCGCTTACCGATGATAACTATGTTGGCAAAGTCATCCAGAAGAAGAAATATACTGGAAATAATGGCGTTGATAACTATTATGTTCGTATGCCTTTTGGCTACGCCTTTCATAGCCCTTCATATCCTACACAAAAACTTAATGCTGATAATAGAGTATCTAATCATACTCTTTCAGGCAAACCCCAACTCGAAGTTAGAAAAGGCACGCAAGAGTGGAAAAATCTTGCAATGGTCTACAGCGTTTGTTTTAATATGGATTTGGCCATTGATACTGTTATTAGCAATCCTAGTGCTTCAAAACGTAGAACAGTAAAACGATGGATGAGAACACAGGAGTTTAAAAGTATGGTAAAAGATGAACTAAAAGAAGTATTAGCCGAAAAGGGGCACAATAGGTCGAAAACAATTGACCTTTTAGATCAAGCCTTAGAAATGGCTAAAGAAAAGAAAGATATAACAAACTTTCTTAGAGTAGTAGAGAATATACAGGATATGTTAGGTATGAAAGACAAGACTGTAACTAAAACTACTACACAATTAGAAGCGACAGCGACAAGAAAGCTATTAGATGAAATAAATGAAGAAGAACAGCAGTTAAAAGGTACACAAACAACAATAGAGGCAAAGACGTCTACAGATGAAACCTAAAAAACCTACAATGAGACAAGTAGCAGAGCATATTTACAAAACTGATGTAATTATAGCGCATATGATGGAGAAAATAAGGATTTTAGAAGAAAAGTTTAAAGAAGATGAATGATTTTGAAGCTATCTACGCTAAAAAACAAGCTCTTAAAAAACTTTTTCATAATATTGCCTTATTTGGCCGCACTTGTTTTCCTACTGCTCTTCGGAAAGCAACTCCACCATTTCATCATGAAATATATTCTGCATTAAGAAATAGAAATAAAAAAAGAGTATTAATAGCTGCGCCTCGTGGTACAGCTAAATCCACAGTAACCAGCCTACTCCTTCCACTACACCGCATCGCGTTCAAACATGAAGATGACGAGGAGTTCATCGTAATCATATCTGAGTCACAGGCGCAGTCTATAAACTTCTTGTCTCGTATTAAATATCACTTAGAGCATAGTCAAAACTTTAAAGAACTATTTGGAGATATGGGCCCTAAAACAGCTAAACGTTGGACTGCTACAGATGTAGTGACTGCAAATGGTGTACGTATAGTTGCTGTTGGTACAGGTCAAAGAGTAAGAGGTTTTATTGAAGGTGACACAAGACCTACTTTAATTATTGTAGACGATTTTGAATCAGAGCTAAATGCTTTCACGCAAGAGGCTAGAGCCAAAAACAGAAAGTGGATGACAGAAGCCGTAATACCATCATTATCTGATGAGGGCCGTATTGTTATGATTGGTACAGTAATATCAGAAGATTGTTTCTTATACTGGGCTAAAGATTCCACTGCATGGAATACATTATGGTATTCTATAACTAATGATGATGGCTCCCCAATATGGCCCGAAAGATTTCCAACAAGTCGTATATCTCAAATAAAAGAAGAATATGCTTCTGTAGGAAATATCAATGGATTCTACCAAGAATACATGAATATAGCACAATCTCCTGATGAAGCTCCATTTAAACCAGAATGGATCCAGTTACATCAATATGACTTTGAAAGACGAGAAGGACAACCTTGTTTAGTAAAAGAAACAGGAGATGGCGAAAAGGTTATACCAATAGAAGTATATGGTGGAGTAGATCCTGCATCATCATTATCACAAAGAGCTGACTTTTTTGTTTTAATAACTATTGGTATTGACTTTGAAGGAAACAAGTACTTAATAGATTTATATCGTAAACATGTGTCTCCTGCAGACCAACCAGATATAATCATAGAAAAATTCAAAAAGTACCGACATAGAAAAATGAAAATAGAAACAGTTGCATATCAAGAAGCATTAAGAGCAGCAGTCAAAAAAAGAATGTTAGAGGAAAACTTGTATATTCCAGGACTAGAAAAAGGTGTAAAACCAAGAACTCGTAAATCAGAAAGGCTCTTATCTTTAGTTCCTATGTTTGCTAAGGGTGAGTTTTACTTTAGGAGTCAAGATACAGACGCACAAGCTGAGTTTTTATCTTATCCAAAAGGTAAGCATGATGATGTTATGGATGCGTTATGGACTAGTTTAGAAGGTGCAAGACCAAGTAGGCTAAAATCACTTAATGTTGAAGATAAAGCCAATAACTTAAAGAAAGTTCTTGACTGGATGATGCAATAGTTCCTATTTTATATTGCCTAATTAGGTACACAAAACGGGGGTTTTACATATAATGGCTTACGACGGAAAGTCTGGTAAGAAAATAGCCGAAGAAACAATACGCTTATATGATTTATACAAACGTAAAAGAGAGCATTGGGAAGTACAGGCTAGAGAAGATCAGGAATATAGATTAGGAAGACAATGGACCAAGGAGCAAGAGGAGCACCTCAAATCTCGTGGTCAAGCCCCTATTGTAGTAAATAGAATCCATCCCGCTGTAGAAACAGCAAAAGCATTACTAACAGCAAATAGACCTTCATTTAAAGTCTCTCCTAGAGAAGACTCTGACACAAAGGTTGCAAATGTATTAAATCATTTACTTTCATATATGCATGATGTATCTGACGGTAGAACTGTTATTCGTCAAGCAATTGATGATTATTATGTTACTGGACTAGGATATGTAATGGTATATCAAAACCCTCTAGCAGATGATGGTAAAGGTGAGGTAATGATTAAGGATATAGACCCATTAGATGTATATGTAGACCCCAATTGTAGAGATATGTTCTTTGATGATGCGGAAAATATAATTATATCTAGAAATTTCACTAAAGAACAGGCTAAGGCTCTTTATCCTCAATACAAAAAAGCAATTGATAATGCTTCTGGTAATTATGATAGCGATCAGATCATAACAGGTAAAGTAGATGATACTGGAATAACCTTTCCTGGAGAAATAGATACAGTAGAAGACG